CAATGGCTACGTCTTGTACTCCTCCTATCGCAGCTATTCTACTTGCAGTTTGAACAGCTAAATTAGCCAAACCTACATCGTCTAAAAATTTAAACGTTACCGTATCTAATTTATGTCTACTGGCATATTGATTATATGCTGCTGCTAAACATAGAGCAGAAGTAGCTACTACTCCATCAGGGGCTACCTTTTTAAATGTAACAGAAGGTATAACACTTAGGGCTTTACCTTTTATATTTTTAGGAGTTAATGTTATGATTGCTGTATATCCAGAAGCACCAATAGGTTCTTGAAATACGAACATATTATGAGTGAATGTAGCATTAGGATTTCTAGCCATTAAATTACCAATACCAATAAAGTTAGCTAATACGTGTTTACCAAAACCTTCTAAAGACGTGGTTCCGAGGTTAGTAGTTACTTTACCTTCGTAGGCAGTGCCTTTGAATACATCTTTTACAACTCTGGTAGTTTTATCCATTTCATAACCTATCTGTCCAAATTGGTCATTCATATCTTGAATCTTATCTAATATCACTTGTTCTATCTCATTTAAGGTGCTATCATCTACCTGAACTACATTTGCAAATTCTCCAGTTAAATATTTAGAACGAGTACTATCTGTAACATCAAGAGCATAAGCACTAGTTTTAATAGCCTTTCCTACTTCCCCACCAGCTAACTCTCCCATCAACTCAACTGCCATCATACCTTCTAACGTAGTTTTTTGATGGTCTAATGCATTGGATACTCCTATATTCCCTAAATCTTGTAACACTTTAGAACTCTGGAATTTCTTTTGTATATCTGGTGGCATTTGTTTCATAATCTCAAAGTTTTGTATTTCACCTTCTATGGCTGTAGCAGGAGGGTTACTAAAATCTTTACCTTTGTAATCTAACATATCAAATATTCGTTGAGCCATTACAATTGATTGTTCTTTAGTAGCAGGTAAGATACTTTGCTGTAAACTATTCCATCCCCTAAGTTTATCAAAGTAATTCTGAGCAAATTGATGATATGCTGCATCTCCTCCTTTATCCGCAGGAGTTAATTGAAATCCCTTTCCTGATTTACCTACTGCATTTTGTAAAAGCATCTCAGTTTGTCGAACTGAGGGAAGATAGGGACTTGCTCCCACTGAAAGTGTTTTGAAGTGGTCTTGTATTAAAAAACGGGTTGTGTATGAAGCCATCGCTATCTTTCGTTCTTGAAGACTATCACCATAGTGGCCATGGCTGCCCAAAGTTCCAATTCAGGATTATATCCTACATCTTGAAATCCACTAAAGATGCGCTGAACAACCTCCGTATCTGTTGCAGCTTCACTACCTATAAAATCACAATCCATAATGACATTAGCGCAATTAATCATGAGATAATTAAGCAATCTTCTTTCTTTATAGGGCGCCCCACTAACCGTAATAGAGCTATCTCTATCTACAGCTATATGCACTCTAAAGCCTACTCCATATAGCTCTCCTTTCTTTTCAGAGCCACCATATGTAATATTCTGTCCCATAAATTCTTCTTGGATACCATTAGCAATCATCTCAGTTATTATACACGGATATTTTGTTTGGTCAGTTGTTGGGAATTGTCCGAACACTGTAACGTCCGTAGTATCCCATGCTGAACCAGAGCCTATTCCTGCTGTGGTATTATATGTTCCATCTCTTAGATTATCTATGAGTTGTCTTTCTAAGTTATTAAGGTGGTCAGGTGCCATTAGTCCTCAGCCCTCCTACGTGCATCGTCCCGTCCTTTTGTTCTAACACAATTGAAGATAATATAACCATCAGTCATGTCTTTAAGGGAATGAACGTGCCATGAAACAGATTTGTAGAAATCTACTTCTTTAATTTGTACTGTGTTAGAAGTTGCACCATATCCTGTATAATTAAGTTGAAATAAATTGATATTCTTTTCATAGTCATAAGTTCCTCCTACAGTAACTGCATAACGAGTTCCATCTCTATAAATACTACTTGCTGTAGTGCCTGAAATAAATGGTAAATCTATAGTGAGCCAAGAACCACTTGGTATAGTTAAAGAGGTGGGTGTATATGTAAGTGTTTCAGGAGCTACATTAGTTGATGTTCCTGAAGTAAGTGTAAGTGTAAAATTAGTTTTAATTTTGAATCTTAATCTATCTGCTTCTAATACATTTTTAGATGTAGCAGTATATCTTATATAACCATTTCCAGTTAGTGTATTGGTTATTGATTCTCCATCGCTAGTTATAGCACCAGCATCAGTAGACCAATTAGTTGTACCTGTAGTAGAAGGACTGAATACACTACGATAGTTCGTAATGAGTCTATCCCACCCTTCAATTTCATTAAAGTTAGTATTGTCGTCTTGGTCAAAATTAGAATATTTTTTGATAGTTTTTAGATTAGGAGTGTACACACGAGCTGCACCAATGATATTATTACCATATCTTTCTTGAGAATAATCTGCTGTTATGGCAGGTCTAATAATAGCTGGAAGGTCAGGTAATAAAATCTCAGGACTACCTACTGTCCCAGAAGGAACACCATAATCATCAGTTTTATAAATAGCTTGTCTGTGAAAGGTAACGTATTGAGCTTGTTCGGTTCTATAACGAAGAGCACGAAAAACCCTATTCATATTAAGAGCTCCGGGCCGAACTCCTTGGTTACCAATCAAACCCGGCATTATAATCCTCCAGTATTCCTCGGTCTAGGATACATTGTCTCAGTTGAGTCAACACCTTTAACGTTCTTCATCCAGTTGACATCACCAGTCCATGGGTTAGCGTTGTAAGTAGTTGTTTTAATACTGAGACCAAGTTTCATAATTAATTGTTGTTCAGCTAATTCTTTGAAATGTATATATTGGTCATTCTCATAATAAACAGCTAAATCACCAACTTGGATTCGTTCTATTCCTACACCATTCTGTGCCATGGAAGATAAATAACATGTGTAATACATAACTGCATTATCATAAGTATTGTTACTATTTAAAGTAAATGTAGTGCCTGTATTTTCAGCAAACCATTCAGCAGAAATATTAGCTAAAATATCTAATGTATCGTTATCTAACTCTTCTTGCTCAATGCCCGCTAACAAACGGACTCTATTACGGAATGTTGCATTCCATGAAATACTTACCGGCATTAAATTACTCCCATCATCATAGCTCCACTACCTGTAGCAGCGGTTACAACGATACCTACCCACCATCTCATTTGGGCCTTTATGTCATTCTCCCATTGTTCATGGTGATGTAAGTGGTTGGTAAAGAGAGTCTCAAACTTCTCCATCCGGTTGAATACCGTTTTAATTCGTTCATCCACACGGATTAGAAGTTCGTCGCGCTCCTGCACCTTCATATATAATTTAACCCCGTTCTTGTATTTAAAGCTTTCCTCATAATTGCACCCACACTGGCCAATAATAGTTAGTTCCACTAACAGTTGCGTAACAATATCCTTGTGGAGCGAAACCATTACCTGCCATATCGAACATTTCAACTGGTGCACCACTTATCCATGTAACTGGAGCAGCACCCATTAATGGAGAACCACCTGCACCTGCTTGACTGATAGTAGTACCTCCACCACCACCACCACCTGATGCTCCTGTAGTTCCCTGTGAACCTTGTGAACCATTTGAACCACCAGCTCCTTGAGTTCCACCAGCTCCTTGAGTTCCTGTTGTACCTTGAGTTCCTGCACCAGTAGCTCCTTGTGAACCTTGACTTCCTGTACCTCCAGAACCAGATGTACCTTGAGCTCCTTGAGAACCTGTTCCTCCGTTATTACCTCTAATACCTTGCGTACCTTGAGCACCGGGGTCACCGGGTGGTCCTTCAACACCTTGTCCACCTACTGTACCTTGAGTTCCTGCACCTGTAGTACCTTGTGTACCTGTAGTACCTGTAGTACCTTGTGGTCCTGTGTTACCTATTGGTCCTCTAACTCCTTGTATACCTTGAGCTCCTTGAGAACCTGTTGCACCCTGAGTACCTTTATCTCCTGATACAGAAAATGCTACAGTAATTCTTTCACCATTACTGAAAGGTGGATTACCTGACCCAACTAATGGAACAACCTCTATCCTGAAATAACCTGTTTGTTCAGAAATTGCTGTTACGTGGAACGAAGCATATGACGAATCACTACTATCAGCAGATTGTATAACTAAAGTACCTTTGATTGTACTTGAAGAATCATCCCACGTACGCATCCATGCTTGTTGGTCATTACCATCTTCATCATCATCGTCAATCATTAATCTGCCAATACTACTGAAAGTAGCGTTGTCAAATCTAATGTCCCCTGCACCGGGGTCGGAATCAGTAGTAGAAGTATCGAAGGTCCATGGTGTTCCACCTCTATCACCAGAACCATCAGTTCCTTGAGTTCCTGTTGTACCTTGTGAACCTGTTCCACCACTAGAACCAGCAGTACCTTGAGAACCAGTATTACCATTATTTCCTTGAGTACCAGTTGTACCTTGAGAACCAGTAGCTCCATCAGTTCCTTGACTACCGTTACTTCCGTCAATACCTTTAATACCTTGAGTTCCCTGAGATGCACTACCACCAGATATACCTTGAGCACCTTGTGAACCAACACCTCCTAATTCTCCTCTTATACCTTGAGTTCCTTGAGTTCCATCTGTTCCTTGTGTACCAGTTGTACCTTGTGTTCCTGTAGTTCCCTGAGTTCCTGTAGTTCCCTGAGTTCCTGTAGTACCTTGTGTACCTGTAGTTCCTTGTGTACCAGTTGCTCCTTGAGTTCCAGTTGTTCCTTGTGTACCAGTTGCTCCTTGAGAACCAGTATTACCTGTAGTACCATCAGTACCTTGAGTTCCAGTATCTCCCTTTATTCCTTGAATTCCCTGTGCGCCTGTAGTACCTTGTGCGCCCGTTGTACCTTGAGATGCACTACCACCAGATGTACCTTGTGTTCCTGTAGTTCCCTGAGTTCCTGTAGTTCCCTGAGTTCCTGTAGTTCCTTGTGTACCAGTCGTTCCTTGTGTTCCAGTAGTTCCTTGAGTTCCAGTTGTTCCCTGTGTACCAGTTGCTCCTTGGCTTCCTGTATTACCAGTATTTCCGTCAGTTCCTTGTGTACCCGTAGTTCCTTGAGAACCAGTAGTTCCATTATTTCCTTGAGTACCTGTAGTTCCTTGTGCTCCATCTGTTCCTTGAGTACCATTTGTACCTTGTGTACCATCTGTACCTTGTGTTCCTGTGGTTCCTTGTGTTCCATCTGTTCCTTGTGTACCTGTTGTACCTTGGGTTCCAGTATCACCAGTATCTCCTTTAATACCTTGAACTCCTTGAGCACCAGTATCACCGTCTGTTCCCTGAGTACCAGTTGCACCTTGAGCTCCCGTATTACCAGTAGTTCCTTGGGTTCCATTTGTTCCTTGTGTACCAGTAGTTCCCTGTGTACCTTTATCACCAGTTCTACTAAAGTCTAAAACTATCCTTTCACCATTACTAAATGGTGGATTGCCTGAGCCAACTAATGGAGTAACATCTATCTTAAAATAACCTGATGCCTCACTAACTCCTGTTACTTGCATCGATGCATATGATGTATCACTGCCATCAGCAGACTGTATGATTATAACACCTTCGACTGTACTAGATGAATCATCCCATGTCCTCATCCACGCTTGTTGGTCGTTACCGTCTTCGTCGGTGTCGTCTATAAATATTTTTGAAACACTACTGAATGTAGCATTGTTAAACCTAATATCCCCTGAACCGGGGTCTGAATCACTGGTAGAAGTATCGAATGTCCATGGTGTTCCTCCACGATAACCTGTAGTTCCTTGAGCACCTTGAGCTCCTGTATTACCTTGTGAACCACCTGTAACTGTACCATCTGTACCTTGTGTTCCTGTGGTTCCCTGTGTTCCTATAGGTCCTTGAGTACCTTGAGCTCCTTGAGTTCCTGTTGTACCTTGTGTACCTGTAGTTCCCTGAGTTCCAGTAGTTCCTTGTGTACCTGTAGTTCCTTGAGTTCCATCTGTTCCTTGTGTACCAGTTGTACCTTGAGTTCCTGTTGTTCCTTGGGTTCCATCTGTTCCTTGTGTACCTGTTGTACCTTGGCTTCCAGTATCACCAGTATCTCCTTTAATACCTTGAATACCTTGTGCCCCCTGTGTACCTGTAGTTCCTTGAGTTCCAGTAGTTCCTTGTGCACCATCTGTTCCTTGAGTACCATCTGTACCTTGTGTTCCATCTGTTCCTTGAGTACCTGTAGTTCCTTGCGTTCCTGTAGTTCCTTGAGTACCTGTTGTACCCTGAGTTCCATCTGTTCCTTGTGTACCAGTAGCTCCATCAGTTCCTTGTGTTCCCGTAGCTCCTTGTGTACCATCTGCACCTTGAGTTCCTACAGCTCCTTGAGTTCCTGTAGCCCCTTGTGTACCTATAGTTCCCTGTGTACCTTGAGTTCCTGTTGTTCCTTGAGTTCCGTCTGTCCCTTGTGTTCCATCGGTTCCTTGAGTACCTGTAGTTCCTTGTGTACCAGTTGTACCTTGTGTTCCATCTGTTCCTTGGGTTCCATCTGTTCCTTGTGTACCAGTAGCTCCTTGTGTTCCAGTAGTTCCTTGAGTACCTGTTGTACCCTGTGTTCCGTCTGCACCTTGAGTTCCTGTTGTACCTTGAGTACCTGTAGTTCCTTGTGTACCAGTTGTACCTTGTGTTCCATCTGTTCCTTGAGTTCCATCTGTTCCTTGTGTACCAGTAGCTCCCTGAGTACCTGTATCACCAGTGTCTCCCTTTATACCTTGAATACCTTGACTTCCTTGTGTACCATCTGTTCCCTGAGTTCCCGTTGTTCCCTGCGTACCCGTAGCACCCTGAGAACCAGTTGTACCTTGTGTACCATTTGTACCTTGTGTTCCTGTGGCCCCTTGTGTACCATTTGTACCTTGTGTGCCTACAGCTCCTTGAGAACCTTTATCTCCAGTTTGAACAAAAGTAATTACACAATCATCACCATTAGAAAAACTACCATTATGGTCTACATACTGAACTTGGACTTCTTCGTAGGCTGATACTCCTGTTCCTCCACCTACATTAGCACCAGTTATATCTAAGTCTACCCATTTAGTAGAATCATCTGTTTTAAATATTCTTAAATGACCGCGTGTACTGCTATCACCATCATCTAAAGCATCATTCCATGCACTAACATCAACAGAATTAATATCGAAATCTGAAATCCCTACTTTAGAAATTAAAGCGTAATTAGGTACACCTCCTCCACCGGGTAATGCTAGATTAAATCCAAAATTAGTTGACCCCGGTGAGCCAGCAGTAATGTCAAAACTGCTGTAATTAAATTCTTGGCTATTACCACCAAAAAGACCTTGCTTTCCTTGCGTTCCTTGAATTCCTTGCGTTCCTTGCGTTCCTGTCGTTCCTTGCGTTCCTGTCGTTCCTTGAGTACCAGTAGCTCCTTGAGAACCTTGAATTCCTGTAGTTCCTTGAGAACCTTGACTACCAGCAGTTCCTTGTGTTCCTGTAGTACCAGTAGTACCTTGTGTTCCTACAGCTCCTTGAGATGCAGTAGCTCCATCAGTTCCTTGTGCACCCTGTGCCCCTTGTGCACCCAAAGCACCTTGAGTCCCTTGACTGCCTGATTGAACTTTAGACAAGACCCAATTCTTGGTTGCGGTTCCGATTTCTCTACTTTGTAATTCTTTTCTTAATTGTCTACTGGGCATTGGAACTCCTCACAAGGAACATGTGAAAATATATAGTGGAGGGATTAAGGCTCCCTCCGAGCCTATCTTAATTTAATTAAACAATAATCTAAACTAAGTATCTAACCTGAAGCACCGTTGATGAAAATACATCCAACTTCTGGGCGTATAATCTTCAAACCGTATCTCATAGACATGTATGAACCAACAATTCCAAATCCGGGATTTGCTTCTTCAACTGTCAATGGTCTTCTTTCTACATAAACCATAGGTTTAGTTCCCAAATCGAATACTGCGAATCGAGTTGAAGGAACCCATGCGTTTACAACAACTGTTAAACCGTAGATGCTTCCTACGACTCCTGTTCTTGCAGTCTCAGAGACTGGTGAACCGGGCATCATAGCAGCGGTCGTTGGGTTTTGAGCTGCACCAGCTTCTCCTTGTCCTGCTGTGAAAGCAGTTACGAAGTCACCGAGGTCCAATAAGGACTTGTAGTGAGCTGGGGAAATGAACAAGTGAGTTGCAGTGTATCCACGTGCACCTACTCTGTCAATTCCTTGTGTTATGTCAGAAAGAGCGAGGTTTCCAGCAGTGTCGCCAGCTGCACGAACGTAGGAGTTTCGTATTAATCTTGTGGAACTTTCGTTACCATAAGAGTTTACACGTGAACTTCCGCTGTCAATGTCTGCGGCTACGATTCCAGTTCCGTAGAATCCAGAGTATGGATTGCTTGCGAAAGTGGTGATTGCTGATTCTGCTGTAGTTTCGTCGATTTGGATGGTTCCAAATGTTGAGTTAGCTGCGTGAGCACCGAAGACGACTTTCACAACATTGTCTGTCATGTGTCTGTCTACAGCTCTTCGAGCTTCATTCAAAGCCATTTCTACTTCGTTGAATCTTGAATCTTCAATCATTCTGCGGGTTACACCTACTGCTATACCCCATTCTTTCACAGAGATACGCTCGGAGCGTAGCTTTGTGTGTTGGTATTGCGGGGTGGTTCCCTCGTCAATTTGTTCTAGCTTCATGCTAGGTCTGTTCAAAGTAATATCAATATTACCCCCTGTGTCAGTAGTCATTGATTCTGCAAAGAATTGCATTACTGGAAGGTCTGTGACCTTGTAGTCCATTATTGCGTCTTTATAATCAATCAATACTCTTTCACCGAGTCCGCCGTTGACGGACCCTGTGTTCAGGGTTGTTAGTATACCGGGTGTTGCATCAACCATGTTAATCTTCTCCTAAGTATTTAACCCCACAGGACCAATTGTAATGAGGCTGCACCTGAGTGCGCACCGCTTGGGTCGATGTAGGTTCCTACAGCGACGGATGAAGCGCTTGCTTGTCCAAGGTTACCGTCAGCTAATGTAGCTACACCGTCTCCTCTTCCTACAGTTCCAGATACGTACATGTTTAATACAATACCTTTTCCTGTTATTACGCTTGCTATGTTTCCAGATGCGGCGTCAGTAAAAGCGACTCCAACAGGCATAACATTATCTGCTGATGCTATTGTGTCTACTTCTCCATCTCCACCCATTTGAAGGGCATATCCTGCGGTTATTGCGCTACCAGCTGTGAAAGGAATAATCCTTGCTGGTGCACCACCATCATTAACTAAAATCTCTGTTGCCATTTTTAGTTCTCCTTAATATCCTTGAGGATATTCTTGTCAAGGGTAATTCTACCATTGACCATCTTTACGGCGAATTCTCTTTCGGTTTCAGCAACTGGTGCACCTTCTGGTGCTTTGCCTTTTCCGAATGAGCGCTCGACGTCTGCTTGAGGTTCTGGTATTGCTGCCAAAGCCTCGCTGAATCCAGTCAGCTTCATCTCATCCCATGCGGAGAGTTCCTCTACACGAGCATCCTTGTTCTCTTCTGGTATAGTACCAAATAAGAGTTCTTTGGATATGATTGCATCAACTGCTGCTAGTTTTCTAGCTTCTGCTTCTTCTGCGGTTCTCTTTTCTTCAGCTTCTTGGAACTTCTCTAATTGTTTTAGAGCATCCTTGTACTGTTTCTCGATTTCCTTTTTGGAAGCTTCTGCCTCTTCTAGCATTGTACGCAGTGACGCGAACTCGCGCTCGACAATGTTCTCTGCATCGGATTTCACGTTGGTTTCTTTAACTTCTTCAGTCATAATTTCTACCTCTGTTTTCCCGTCTTCACATTCACATGCTGTGTGTTCACCACCACAACCGCAGTCATGGTCGTCATCCTTAACATGTAATTCACATTCCGTTTCTATTGTACATTCTTTACAGACGGGGTCCATCGATTTATTATCGATAAAACTTACCTCCGTGGGACGTATTTTAGTGGCGAATGTATCGCCCATCACATCTACATCGTTTGAAAACCAATCGATGCTTACATGTGTCATGTCCCCGTCTTTCACTTTATCCATTGCTTCTTGACCTCTACCATGTGTATTATTAATGGTGGCCAACATTTTCACTGCTGTCTTTCCGTTATCCATCTTGATTAGCTCAGGCTCAGTAGCCATGCCGATTAAATCCTCAGCTGTTCGTTGATGGTCTATATAAATGGGGAGTTCGCTGAATTTCTCTAGACTGTCCTCCAGCATACTTCCCTCAATATAAACTTTTTGTTCTTGCCCATCTGCCTCATATTCATGAGGGCCGGACGTAATGGCGATTACGGGAAATTCCACGGTGGTTACCCCGTCGCTCTCTGTAAGTGTAAAATCCGCACTATCTTCAACAGTTAATGCAAATGACCTACGAACTGGTTCTTTGGGGGTTGTCCTTCCGAATTCCCGCTCTACGCCATTTTCCTCAGCCCAAATACTACACATATTCTGAGCTTTCTCGGTGTGATTATCAAAACCACGATTTTCTAGCGTTTTGCTAACAGTCGTTACACATTTGTCGTATGTCATTTTCTATCTCCCGTTGCGTTTGCGGACGGCTTGTTGCCTCGGTTTTGTGCTCTCGCACTTTCTTCCTTTTTATCTGTATCCTTTCCACCAGATACATTTGCGTTCTTACTACTCTTAGTAGGTTTAACTTCAGCTCTTCCTTCTGTAGTTATTTCTTCTACTTGATTCTCTAACACTTCTGCCCCTTCAGGGTCAAGACCTCTCTCTTCCCTTACTTCACCGGGCGACAACACTCCTTCAGACAGATAAATCATATCAGTCTTTGCTTTAGTAAACGCATCTTCTACATTGATTTGCCTAAACTTAAACTTAGCTTCACCACTTTCTAATTGTGGTAATAGCTGAGCATTTAGGGCTCCTTCAATCATTGTTTGTAAGTATCTAACATAAGGCTCAAAAATAGGTCGAGCCTTTTCTGGGTCAGTCCACATTGTCCTTGGCACTTTAAGCGCCATGTGGATTTTGTCTAATATATCATCGGTATATTTACCATATTCGAATGCTCTTTGTGTGCCCTGCAATTCTTTGATAACTATATCGTTACCATGAATAATATCTTCACCGGGCTCTAATCCATTAAAAGCACTAACTATCTCATTAATTTTATCTGGACCATATGGCATATCTGGTAGACCACATGATATATCAAAACGTGATGTAGCATATTTATTTAGAGCAGCTCCTATGTCTCGCTCTGCATAATCTTTTAAATCTACTAAATAGAGAATAGGATGAATATCGCTTAATCCATAAGCATAGTCATCAAATTCATTATTTTTAAGTTCTATTATCTCATCGGCTTCAAATCTAACATTTTCTTTATCAGCGCCTGTATCTTGATAATAATACATTATTTGTCCATGTTCGTCGCGTTGCACATACATATTCTGAGAAGACCTTACGACTAAATTGTCGCCTGTCCACTCCATATATCCTGTTCCAAAAATACGTGCATTCCTTACCCACGCATATAGAGTCTGCTCTATATTTATATCCCTAAA